AGTTTGAGCGCCCTTGGTGCTGATCCTGATTGGCGTATTATTTACTTACGAAATACTCGTAAGAATGTTGAACAATTTGTGTTATTTTTAACGTGGTTGAACATTGATAGTGGGCCTTTAAAATTATATTTAAAAGAAAAAAAAATAGAGAGAGAAAAGTTTAAAAAACAAAGAATGGAAGAAAGGTATGTGGTGCGTAGTTTTAAGAATTATGAACCACAAATGTTTGAAACAGTTAATAAATTTGGTAAGGTGTGTGATGACCTTACTGGAGTATCTAATGTGTTAAATACTCATATAGTTCCTGAATTTTCGAATACTTGTCAGACTGTGCGTTCTGCATCAGTTGATGTGAGTGTTGGTGTTATTAAGGCTGCAAATAAATTAGATCAAGTAAGTGATAAGTTTATAGAGTTGATAGATTATATTCAAAAGAGTTTGAGTGGTTTTAATCAGGTTAAAAATATTGCATCACTTTTTAATAAAATATATTTGTTTGTAGCATCCGTATATCGTAAATGTGATTATGATATAATAGCAAGTGCGTTGTTTAATATGATTGATGGGTTGGTGCCCATTAGTTCTTTGAGTGATTTAATGTCACATTTCAAAGAAATTCCGAAATCAGCAAGTGAGGAGTCATGTTTTGCACCGCAAGCAAGCGAGACGAATGGTTTCGTGCAAGCAATGTATGAAGCGGTGACGCAAACATTGTTTGGACTTTTTACGGAGTTATCCCAAGAAGATTTTCAAAAGTATGCATTTAATGTTAAAAAAGTTAGTACATTAAGTTTTTTCCTAAAAACTTGTGCTAGTTTGTATGAATATGTGGTGGTGGTTTTGGACTTTTGTCTCAAAACTATTATTCAGTTCGTTACAAAAAAAATAAATTTTGTTCCCAAATGTATTGTGCCCAATTCATTGAACGATATATATGATAGATTAGATTATATAGAAATTAATAATATTGTAGAAAAGTCCATGCGTGAGTATGCAAGCGCTCAATTGGTTATAGAATTTAGGGTTATGGTTAATGAATTTTTAAAAAATTCACGTGATCATGCAATAAATAAGTTAGTTATGATATATATCAATTATATAAAACGGCAGGCAGATAAGTGGTATGAACAAATACCCCACTTCCTTAAAGGTATTCCTGGAAGTGATAGGGTGAGACCAATTTGGATATATATTTTTGGCGAACCGCGAATAGGAAAAACTTCTGTGGTTGCCAAAAATTTAGTTTACGCATGTGCGAAGAAAATGAAATTAATGGAAAAGCATGAAAAGTGGGATGCCTTTGTTTTTAATAGAAATTTAGGCGATCCATATTGGGAAGGGTATGTAGGCCAGCCCGTAGTATCATATACTGATATAATGCAAGAGCAGGACGATATACAAAAATTAGACTTAGCTATCACTGAGTTAACAAGGGTTAATGATGGTAACGCCTACATGTTGCCCATGGCTTTTGAGGGAGTCAGAGGTAAAGGTAAGAATTTTTTCTTGTCAAGGCTCTTAATTTCCGATGCACAAGCAGATATGCATTCAGGAAATTTAAATAAAAGATGTTGGTCTCAAGGCAAACACATAATGGCTCGTAGAGCTTTTGTTGTAGAAGTTATATTAAATAGTAAGTATAAAGATATTAATGGTATAGATTATATAAAGTTTGAAGAGCAATATAAAGCCGGCAATTATATATTTACTAAAGAATGTCCTATTGCTCCTAAAGATGCATATATCTTTAAGTTACATCATAATTTGAACCATAATGAAGTTATTGAAACTTTTTATGATTATAATGAGATGTTAAATGTTATCTCTGATAGGTGTGCGAAATTAGCGGATGTTAATAATGTTCAGGGAGATAGTGTTGATGCGTATTGTAAGTATCTTTTTGAGCCTCAAAGTCTCAGTAGAGAAGATAGCTATACTAGTGCTCAGGAAAATATATGTGTATGTGAAAATAGGGTTGTAGTAGACATGTATGAAGTATCTATTAATAGTTTGGATCACACATGTAGAACGGATCTGGAAATAGATAGCCTAATGATGTCGACAGAACCTAAAGATAGTGATTGGCGCAAGTATTTGTCTAAATTTAGAAAAGTTGTAGATCAGTATCGAGTAGATTATGAGAGGCTGATAGTCAACAATGGATATAAATTTAAGCAATTTTGTGAAAAAAATCCTGTTTGGACTACGATAGTGTCGGTTAGTGCTATATTAGCAAGCATAACTTTTATTTGTAAGAATTATGGGAATTCTTTTACTACACAGAGTCCTAATTTTCAAGAACGTAAAGTAGTGGGTAAGAAAATTCGAAAGGTTAATGGACGTCAATTGGAGCTTATTAAGCCTCAAAGTCTTAATAATGTAAATACTAAAGAATCTATACTTAGTGTGAGAAACAGTATGTGTAGATTATTGATTTATACAGTCATCAATGATAAAGAACAAGTACTATGTGCAGATAGTGCGTTGAATGTGGTTGGTGATGTGTTTGTTATGCCATTACATTATTGGACTAGAGTTAAACAATATGTGACCAACCCGAGTTGTAAACTTAGATTGTATTGGCCAAGTAAGAAGGATAGTAAATTCACATTGATAGATCCGCAAATTGCACATGAATATCCAGTAGAATCAGCTTGGAAACATTCTTCTGATATTGTATATGTTCAATTTAGGGGGTTGGTGTGTGGTAAAGATCTATCTACGAAATTTATTTCGTTGGAAGATAATCCAAATTTATTTGATGCGCACTTAGTTGGTATTAGATCAATGCAACATGTTTGTGATGAAGATTGTAATGTTCACTATAATAGTGATGATTTTAAAATAGAAAGTGTTAGCTTGTATAATACAAAATTGATTGGAAGTGATAATCTACTACAACCAGATGTGGTTGCAGATCCATTGAGTTATCGTATGGGTAATATGACTATTAAAGATTTAAATTTGTATTTGCCTGGTTCTTCAATTACAGTTACCGAATATTATAGGTACGATAAGTGTCCTACTACAGCAGGTGACTGTGGTATGTTGCTTGCACATCAAGATAGTAGTGTTAAGGCCAAATTTGTAGGTATGCATGTGGCCGGTTCTCAAGAAAAAAGAGCAGGTATTGCTTGTCCTATATTTCAAGAAGATATTAATGATGTGGCGCGATACTTTAAAGCCATAAAAATAATTCCTGATGACGTGTATACTAAACACGTTTTACCAGAAACTGGTTTTGGAGCACAAGCAATAGAGGTCGATCTCTTCCTAGAAGGTTCAGTAAATACCTTCGAGAAGAATGGCAAGTTAATTAGTTATAAGACGGTCTTGCCAAATCGAACAAAAATTAAAAAAAGTGTTGTTTATGATTTGATGGAAAAGGATCTGGGGCCTAGTCGTACAGCTCCTGCAAAGTTAAATCGGGAGTATATTGATGGTGTGGAGTATTCGCCCGTTTTGAATGCGCTAAACGGGCTTACATCATATAATAGTATGATAGATAATATAACTTGGAAATCAATAGTTAGTCATACTTCCGAAAGTATTCTATCATGGCATACTCGCTGGTTAATTAGTGATAAATATATATTAACTATTGAAGAAGCGTTAAATGGAATAGATGGTTTAAATCAAGTTGATATTAAAACTTCAGCTGGTTTTCCATTTACGAAGTTAGGTAACGTGACTAATAAAGTGCCATGGTTGCACATTGCAGTTCAGTCGGATCAGAGTAAGATTTTGAGTCCAAGCGCGACGTTGCGAGAGTATGTTGAAAATAGGATAAATAAAGCAAAGGAAGGTATTATTGTGCCAACTTATTTTATAGATACTTTAAAAGACGAAACTCGATTACTTGAAAAGAATGATGCATTTAAAACGCGCATGTTTCAAGTTGGTCCTTTTGATCTTACAGTAGCGTTGCGACAATATTTTGGACTTTTTATGGCTCATTGTCAAAAAAGTTTCATTGTTGGTGAAATGGCGATAGGTATAAATCCGGAATCATATGATTGGACTCTTTTGATTAAACGTATTAAAGTTATGGGTGATAATTTTATTGCGGGTGATTTCCAAAAGTTTGATGTAAGATTGCCTTTTCAAATAAGTGAGGCGGTAATAGAAGCTGCAAATAGTTTTTATGATGATAGTGAAGAAAATAAAATAGTACGTAAAACTTTAGTCACGACTTTATTCGCCTCCAATCATTTGATTGATAATTTATGGTATAGTTATAAACAAGGTAATCCATCTGGGGATGCACTTACATCTATTATTAACTGCATAGCCAATATGTGTTTGATACGTTATGTTTTTGTTAAAACTACGTCTTTAGATTTATATCATTTTCATGCGAACGTTCAATGCACTTTTTATGGAGACGATAATTTGGTGTGTGTTTCTAATAAAATTAAGGGACTAATGACTATGCAGACGTATGCTTTAGTTTTAAAAAATATTGGTATGGTATATACTAGTGCCGATAAGATGGATATACATGAAGATTATGTTCCTTTTAATCAACTCAGTTTTCTTAAGAGGAAATTTGAATACGTAGATATTTTTAATTATTTTACGGCACCATTAGACTTAGTTACTGTCTTGGAAACTGCTAGGTGGGCTGGTAGTGATCCATTGATTGTCAATGATCAGATGTCTCGATTCAATCAAACATTAATGTTTCTGTCAGTACATGATGAAAATCTTTTTGAATCAGTGAGAAAATGTTTTGTGAAGTATTGTCATATGCTTTCTCAAGGATATTTTAGCTTAGCAGGGCAAAGAATATTCCTAAATTATGACGCAAATCTGCTATTTACACGAGTAAAGTGTCAGGAGATAATGTATCCCGAATTTTACAAACCTTTTATTGATCTTGCTAGTGTGTTGTGTAAGAACCACGAGGTATTGCAATTTAAGGGTGTAGACACTTAAGTCTATAAAATTTTACAACCTCATCGTTTAGTTGGTAGAGCCAACGGTGTTGTATATTCTACCACAAAAAATACAAAAAAACAAAAAATATTTATAAGTGAAAAGAGTGGTAAAAGTGATATGCTAGAAATAGCATCTATATTGGTGAGTTTAGGAGAGTGGATGCCACAGTCGATGCCGCATAGAGCTTCTGAACGAACAATGCGTGTGAGGCAAGTGAGGCAAACTAGGTTTTCACCTCAAATGGAAGAAGTGATAGTAAGTGAACAAGAGCAGTTACAGGAGAATGACGGGAAGCCAGTGACCACACAAGAGATTGCTACGTTTGATGACGAGCATACTCGACATGTGCCATTTGATAATAAGGACAAATATGAGATTAATAATGTGTATATAGATCCTACTTTAGATACTTTTTTGTTGAGACCAATTAAAATTTCCACTACATCGTGGACTTCTGGTTCAGCATTAGGTACATTATTGGCTTCGTGGGTTTTTCCGGATTCTTATTTTACTACGACTGTTAAAAATAAATTAGAAAAAGTTGCATTTTGGCGTCCAACATTTGAGATAACTATTAGAATGAATGGTACACCAATGCATTATGGTAAATTGTTATTTAATTGGATACCACAAGCAGCAACGTTAAATCCGGCACATACTGGTAATTATATCTCCGCTTCGTCAAATAAATGGGTTCAAGTTTCTGCTGCGGCTAATCAAGCCACTGTAATTACTATACCTTTTTGCCATTACCGTGAAATGATTAATGTAGGCAAGATAGATCCTGATTTATTTACTCTGTATTGTTGGGTTACTGTGCCGTTATCATCGGTTAATGGAACTCCTCCGCCGGTCAATTTTTCAGTTTATGCACGAGTATTGGAAACGAGGTTGGCTGGTTTTAATTGGTGGACTGATTGGGCAGTTCAGAGTTTTGAGCCCCAAGCAGGTGAGCCGCAAAGAATTCGTACTAAAAATCAGAAAAGTGAGGCTGAAGATAAGACTGATGGGTTGAAGGTGGTTTCTAGTTCAGTGTCTAATTTAGGGGATGCTATCTCGAAATTTTCCTGGTTACCAGCAATAGGTGGTTTGGCCTCACCTATTAGTGAGAGCGTAAAAGCTTTGGGAGGAGTTTTGAAGTTTTTCGGGTTGTCGTCTCCTCTCAATTTACAATTGTCAGTTCCTATGCAGGTTAGGCAACCGCGGTTTTTGCAAGTTGAAGATGCACCTACAAGTCTGAATCTAAGTTGCAGAGCCGATTTGACAACTGCTAAAGATTATTCTCTTGTAAATGATACGATGGAAAGCTCTGGCATTTTGAAATTTATGCAAAGGCCGGGACTTCTTTATACAGGGACTATAACTGCAGCAATGGCGACAAATCAAGCCCTATTTTCAGCCTATGTTCGACCGATTGATAACTCCTATGATTATTTAGCAGCCCCTGCAGAACCGTTTAAAACGATTCCAGTTAATTGGATGACTCGTTTCTTTGATTTTTGGAGAGGAGGTACGCGTATCCATTTATCATTTGTTGCTTCTCATTTCCATTCATGTAGAGTTAGAGTTTGGTATGTGCCTTATAATCGACCAACTGGAACTGAAGATCCTGGTTTAATTTTTACAGAAGATGTTGTTCATGTCGTGATAGATATTACTAAAGAAACAGATTATTCTTTTACAATTCCGTATATGCAACAAACAGAGTGGTTAAATGTTGATGATGGGTTTTCTGATCCAGCATCTCAATATACAGATAATGGTTACTGGGGCATGACCTTGGTCAATCCTTTAACTAGTGGTGCTGCTACTGTCGCTCCCATTTATTATCAAGTGTGGGTGTCTGCGGCAGAAGATTATCAAGTAGCTGGTCCTAATGGAGATTTATTAGCCACTTATGGTAGTTTCAAACCCCAATCAGAATTTAATGTTTTGGAATGTGAGATCCCGTCGTCTAGTTTGCAATGTTTAACTGAAAAAGAATATCCTCCCTTAGGTGATGTTGCAAAAGGTAGAGTTAATCATGGTGTATATCATCCCTTAGAAATTACGGGGATTAAGCAATTAACTAATTTATTGGCTCCTATTGTGTCTTGGTTGCCAGGTGCCACTGATATGAGTGGTTATTCAATTCGTCCTATGGGTGATCCTATGATTTATTCTATAGCTCGTAGGAGTAACTATCAGTTGAATATGATGACAGTTTTTAGATATTGGAAGGGTTCGTATCGTATGGTGGTTAGATCTCGTGATCCTGCCATAATAAGTCAAGCTAAGATAAGATGTTTGACTAATTTAGACACTACATTTATGATTACGACTGCTACGGCTGAAGATTTTAATAATCTTTCAGCAGACTCTACTGCTAGAGGAATAACTCGAGGTTCTGCCCAGTTCCAGTTGCATGATAATCCTGTAGATGTTACTACTCCAGATTATAACATTTATAAGTGTCACCCTACTTCCAATAGTACACCAGCTGTTCAACCAGATTTATTTAGAGGATATGTGACAGATATTAGAACAGTGTCGCCTGCGAACAATTATGTTTCATTGCACATGTGTGGCGGTGATGACTTTATACTTGGCTGGCAATTGGGTATACCAGCATTAACTAAAGTCACTCCTCCCACATAAATCCATAAAAAG